GTGACGAGGCCGATGGCCTGGGCATCAGCGGTGCCGGTGCCGGCGGTCAGGGCGGCGGTGTTGGCGATCTGGATGCCGCCGACCACGGTGGTGGCCTGGCTGGCGCGCATCTTCTGGTTGTTGCCGGTGAGGGTGACGGCGGTACCGGCCGAGTCGGCCACGGTGAAGCTGCGGACGATGACCAGGTCGCGGTCGATCATGCCGGCCACGCTGGCGGCGGTGGTGGTGTTGACGGCAACACGGACGCGGGTGACCAGGCAGATCTTGGTGGCATCCGTCCAGCGGAAGCTGAACAGGATGGCACCCGCCGCCAGGCCGGCATAGACGCCGGTCTGCCCGGCAAAGCGGTAGGCCCCGAGCACGACGGGCGGGCGCAGGGTGGCGCGCAAGGCGCCAGCCAGGTCGGCCGAGGCCAGCACCTGGTTGCCTTCCGTCCAGCTGGGCACGGCGGCATTGGCCAGGGCCACCAGGGCGCCTTGGTTGGTGGCTCCGGGTGCGGCGGCGTTGTTGGTCTTGGCGCCCTGGATGTTGAGCGGTGTGGCCAGTGCCGGTTGCACGGGGTTGAGCTGCACCACCAGCGCCGGGTCGGTGCTGGCGGCGGCGGTGCTGGCCGCCTTGACGGCTGCCACGTTGGTGCCATCGGTCACCTTGGCCGGCCAGGCGCCTGAGCTGGCCGCAGCGGTGCCCTGCGACACCGCCACCGAGGTGTTCTTGATGTTGACCCACAAGCCTGAGGTGGTATCGCCCCTGGCACGGTCCCACGTGGTGCCGTTGAAGACCATGCCGTAGGACTCGGTGGGCATGGTCCACTCGGTAGCAGCGGCGCCGTCGTTGTTGTTCTGGTCGAGGGTGATGACGTTGGTGCCGTCGCCGATGCGGATGGGCAGGGGGAAGGCGGTGGAGGTGTCCCGGTAGGTGGCGTCATCCCCGAAGCCGACCTTGACGCGCTGGACCTTGACGGCGCTGGAGGCGGCACCGTTAAGGGTGGTGACGTCGTCGGTGGCGATCACATCGCCACCGGTGCCGGTGTTCAGGGTGGTGTTGTCAGCCATGGCGCATCAATCAGGTGGGCTGGCCGGCCACGAAGGTCCACGACGGCACGTTGAAGGTGTTGCCGCTGGTGAAGACCTGGTTGGTGGTCTCGTCGGTGACGAGCAGGACGGCGCTGCCGGTGCTGTCCACGACAGCGATGTGGGTGTCAGGGCCGGCGCCCGAGCTGGCCGTGAGGGTGATGCTCTTGGCGGCGATGGTGGTGGTTCGGGCGGCGCCGGCGGCGCCGCTCTGCACGAAGTCGCCAGGCACCATGTCGAAGCTGCCACAGCCGTTGGTGGTGACGACGGTGGCGTAGCTGTCCCCCAGGGTGTACGCCTTGATGACGTGCATCTTGATGCGGCCGGTGGTGGCCGCCAGGGTGCGGATGAGGTCTGACCCGCCGTCGAGCAGGGATGCGGATGCCCACTTGGCCATGGTGTGTTACCGGTAGGGTCCAGAAGCGCCGAACCCGCCACGGTGGCGGGTTCGCTTGGGGGTGACGGGTGCAGGCGCCGGTGCAGACGCCTGTACGGCGCGTGGCGGCTCTGCAGGGGGTGCGGCAGCTTCCCCAGGGGCGGTGCCCGGCCCGGCCGACTCGTCATGCGGGAGTCGGCCGGGGGCAGCTGCTTCGCTGGGGTGGGTATGGGGTGCGGGGACGGGGGCGGCCAGCAGGTCGAGCTGGCGCACGGTGCTGAAGAGCTTCTCGCGCTCGCGGAAGACGGTCTCGGCATGGCGGCCGCTCATGGCGTAGAGGAAGGCGGCGTAGCTGTAGACCTCGCAGTCCCAGGCCTCGTTGCGCTCGGAGCCCTTGACCCACCACAGCGCACGGTGGCCCTGGCCGTCCTTGCGCCACTCGCGGCGCTCGGAGCGCATCTGCTTGTAGTAGTCGGGCAGGTAGGCCAGGGGGAAGTGGTAGTAGCCGGCGCCGGGGCTGTCGATGTCCAGCCGGCCATTGATGAGGTGCTTGATGGCCTGGGTGCCGACCCAGCGCAGCTCGGCACCACCCGGCACTGGGCGGCCGCGCCAGGTGAATTCGATGGTCTTGGGGCGGCTGAGCTTGGGGGCGTCGTAGCTCTTGGCGCCGCGGACAGCGAACCAGTGCTTGCCGCGCAGGCGGGCATCGCGGGTGAAGGCGTAGACGTCTTCGGCATGGTGGCCGCCGGCGTCGATGGCCGCGGCGTCGACATGCATGACCTGGCCGCTGGCGTGGCGGATGCCGCCGCTGAGCAGCTCGGTGAGCTTGGCCCAGGTCTCGGGCGATGCCGGGCTGCCGTAGATCTCGCCGTGCCACAGGCCCCAGTTCTCTTCACCACGGCCCCAGGCGCGCAGGGTGACTGCCAGGCGGTTGTCCTGCGTGTCGACGCCGGCGGTGACGACCAGGCCGCCGGCCGGGCAGGTCATGAGGGTGTAGGCCTCGGCGCGGGCCTGCAGGGCATCGGCGCCGATCTCGCTGCGCACCTTGTCGGCGTAGGGCCGGCCGCGCATGTTGTTCCAGAACACGCGCAGGGCTTCGTCATTGCCCTGGGCCTGGAGCCAGTCGACGACCAGGCCGGGCCAGGGGCGCCAGCCGATGGGGGCGGCAAGGGCCTCGAACCCGCACCAGCTTGCGACACCGGGCAGGCCTTGCGCGGTGGGGCGCCAGAACGCGAGGCCGGCTGCTGCGGCTTGCTCTTCGGTGATGCCGGCTGCGCGGGGGGCGTAGTTGCGGGCCTTCCAGGCGGCTTCGTCGTTCAGGGTGCCGCATTCGGCGCAGGCGTAGCGGGCGGTGCTGGGGTCGCCGTCGACCCACTTGACCTGCTCCCAGACGAGGGGCTGAGCGTGGTGGCAGTCCGGGCAGTGCAGGTGCCATTTGCGCTGGTCGCCGCGCAGCACCTGGCGCTCGATCTCTGACCGGCCCTCGAAGGTGGGCGTGCCGTCGCCGTAGATCTTGGCCTTGCGGCCGAAGTTGGCGGTGCGGGCGCGGGCCAGGTCGACCACGCTGCCCTGTTCGAGCACCTGGTACTCGTCAGGCTCTTCGAACTTGACGTAGCGGATGGTCGAGCTCTTCAGCGCGCCGATGCGGTTGGCGCCGATGAGGCGCATGACGCCGCCGGGGTACTTCTTGCGCAGCTTGGTATTGTCGGCGCCCTTGGTGTCGCTGGCCTTGATGCGCTTGCGCAGGGCCTTGGTGTTGGCGCGCATGGGCTCGAAGCGGGCCAGCTCCCACTGCTTGGCGTCGTCGAGCGTGGGGAACACCACCAGCAGCGAGCCGGCGGCGGTGCAGATCCAGGCGCCGATGAGGTTCTCGCCCGTGACACTGCCGCCGACCTGGTGGGGCTTCATCCACCAGCCCTCGCGCCAGGGCGAGCCGGGCGACATGGTGCGCTGGATGTCGATGAGGTAGGGGGTGCGGGTGTTGCGGAACGGGCCGGGCTCGGGCGTGTCGGGCGGCAGGATGCGGTTCTGCTCGGCCCACTGGTCGACCAGGATGCGCTGGTCAGGGCGCAGGGCATCGCCGATGGCGCCGACGAAGGCCTGGCCGGCGGCGAGCATCCAGGGCTCAGCGGGGCGCATCGGCGTCGTCCTCGCGGTCGTCATCGTCATCACCACCGGTGGCGGTGTCAGCGAGCACGCGCTCGCTGCGGAAGCTGGAGAGGGCGCCGGCGATCTCGGACTCGATGACGTGCTCGATCACCAGTGGGTCGTGCTCGGCGGCGATCTGGTCCTTGATGCGGGCCGGGATGTTGAGCAGGGCATCGCGCAGCAGGCGGAAGGATGTGAAGGCCAGGCGCTTGGCGTCTTCGAGGGCGATGAGGCTGCCGCGCAGCTGGTCGAGCTCGATCTGCTCGCGGTCGCGGCGGATGTGCTCGCGGTCAGAGCGGGCGATGCGGTAGGCCTCGGTCTCAGCCGCAGTGGCGGGCGAGGCCGGGGCGGCGGTCTCGGCCTGGTCGACCAGGTCAGGCGCCGGCAGATCGGCCACGGCATCAGCCAGGGTGGAGGGCAGGACCTCGACGCCGGGGCGATCGATGCGGCCTTCGACGGTGCGGCTGATGTCGTGGTGAGTCTCGCGCCAGGCGCGGGCGGAGGCGGCATCGCTCATGGGCATGCCGGCGAGCTGGTCGCGATGCACCTGAGACTTCGACACGCCGAGAGCGGCGGCCATGGCACGCACGCTCAGCATGGCGAGGGTGTCCCGATCGGGGGGACGGGTGTCCCGGAGGGGGTGTCCCGGTGTCCCCCAAGTTCCCTCCCCGCCGAACGCACGCACGACGCGCCGCAACGGACC